GCTGCTAAAATAGCAACTGCACCACTTGTTACACCTTTAATTTTTTCACCCAAAACTGTAGTTGTATTCAGTGATAATCCACTTACAAAAACTAATTTATCTAATATTGGATCTGCTAAATTAACTGATTCAAATACACCAACCACATTAAAAACATCTGGTGTGTTTAAAGATATTTCTTTATCTTGAACTCTTAATCCATAACCAGTTGCTGCAGTTAACCCATTTGTTGAAATACCAGTTTGACTTGATTTATTAATTACAATACTATTACTTCTTGAGGAATTCTTAGTTTTTTGTGAAATAATATCCTTTTCAAGAGTTACATTGACAACCTTTGCACCATTTACAAGATTATTAAATGTAATTGATTGATTATTCGCACCTAATACTGCTTGACTTGCCTCTAATGTTTGATGAGTAGTGTCAGTAGATGTTTTCTTGGAAATACTATAACGATCAGCATCAAATGGTACAAAAGATGCACTTGTTACGTCTGTTAAATCAGAAACACTTACAGTTAAAGTGTTAGAAGATGCAGTTTTTTCTACCTGTGATTTGATGAATAATTTTGATTGTGCTAATGATACATCAGAAACATTCTTCTTCTGAAGTGTTGCATATAATCCAGCATCATTTAAAAATATTTGTGGACGAGCAACATGAACACCTGTTGGTGTTACAGATGCCAATGCTGCTCCATCGCTGACACCATCAACATTAGTTGTTGATGCTAATGTAATTTCTTTGAGATCGGAAGAAATAACAGTTATACGATTTATTCTTGGGCCTCTAGTATCTGTATTAATATTGACCATAATATGATCACCTACTTTTAAAGATCCAAAAGTTTTTCCAGCACATTTTAATACACTTGATCCACTTATAGTAACTTGATCTCCAAGTCCAAGATTTTTAATTAATTTTGGTAATAATACTAAATCACCAGAAAAATCAGCACCACTTATGAATGTATCTTCTTGATGAACTGACATTACGTCTTCAAGACCAAATTTTTCAACAGTTGTAATTGATCTAGTTAATGAATCATCACCATTTATTCTAATTTTTTCACCTACAATAAATGTTCCCGAAACTTGTTCTAATGATTTTGTTACTTGACCATTACCAGAAGATATAGCAAACCCTGTTGCACCACTACTTAATCCCTCAATAAAACTACCATCTGGTAATTCAGTATTAGATAATGCAACATTAACTGTTATATTCGTATATAATTGAATGTCATATAAGTAGAGATCAAACTGAGTCGTTGCATCTTTGTAAGCAGCATCAGTGTTTTCAAATGCATATGTTCTTGCTCTACCAATTTCACCCCCCGCAGGAGTTGGATTATTACCACTACTTTTTCTTTGAGATCTCAAAGAAATTGTTGAATTAGCAATAGTATTATTCAAACCTAATACTGGTGTTCCATGAACATTGTTTAGTTTAAATAGTGTTCCTAATGCAAAATTAACCTTTGCAGATTTAAATTCTTCTTTATCTCTTGGTTTATCAACATCAATAACAGATGTTCCAGATTTTTCAATATCATGACCTCTTACATATGCTTTTCCGGGAGATACCTTTACACACATTAAGGATTCTTCAGGAGTATTTCTCTGATCGGTCTTTTCACCTTCTAAAAATACACCTTCATTTGATACACCATCATTTAAACACTCTGCAACATCAACTTTAAAGTTACCTACAGAATAATTTCCAGATTCTTCATAAGTTCTCTTTGCAAAGTAGTCTTTAATTAAGGCATAATCTGGTTTCTGCTCATTTTTCTTAAGTTGACCGTTATCAAGACGAACTAATTCAACAAAATTCTTATCATTATAGTCTGTTAATGGTTTTTTTGTTAAAGTAGTTTTTATTTTTAATCGATCTGCACCGGGTGCTGCAAAGTTAGAGAATCCTCTTGCATTATCAAATAATGAAGAATCATCCTTTGCTTGAATTATTTCTTCTTGAATAAAAAGACCAACTCTATAATTTGGTACATTTGAATAAGGATCGAGTACAATTTTATCAGCAGATACATTTACAAAATGACCACGAATAAAGTATACACCATCAGCGATTGAAACTGCACATCCTACCTTTGATGCGTCCTGATCAATAAGAGATGCAACTGTTTCTCCGGCAGTTATCTGAGTATTTCCATATATAAATGTTTCTTCTATGATTAAATTCTCACCATCTGCCATGAAAGCGACTTCATTACTATCTCCAGAATCAAGATACTTGACAAATAATGTTAAATCGGTGATATCAGTAGAATTTTCAGGAAGTGCATAGTTATCAACTTTAATTCTGATACCAGTATCTTGACCTTTTAATATTTTTCCTTTTAAACTTTCAGCATATAATGATACAGGAACACCTAAATGATCACTTTGTAACTTAATTGAATAATATTCGTAGTCATAACTTGTATTTCCGGGGATAACCATTGATCCCTCTTTGAACATATGACTACCAAATGATTCAACTTGATCTTGTAATATTGATTGTAAAGTCGTTAATTCGCGAGCCTGTACAGGTCTACCCGGATTGAATAGTACTCTATAAAACTGATTATCCTTGGAAAAATCGTCGTAATATGGACTTATATTTAAATTCGTTTTTTGTGGCATTTTTTAAAATTCCAGAATAATTTTAATGTCTTCCTTTTGTCTCAAGTTTCTTGAGATTTTTGCTCGATTGTCAATGTATAGTAAATCACCTGACCCTTTATTTATCTCAGGAGAAGCAAGACCACTTGTAAATGAAACACCCAAAGCAACGTTGTTGTTACTCACATCAGTTGTGATACCAGAACTAAATGTTGTTTCTACAGATCCACTTCCTCCGGGAAATGAAACTTGACTTGTAGTTGATACAAAATCAAACTGTTGTGATCCATTCGTTACGTTTGCATAATCAGTTTGATCATTTTTATTACCAAAATATAATGATCTGTCTTGAATATATTTAATCACATTCACATCACTATCATATGAACTAATATATCCAAATGCAGTTGTTCCCGTAGAAACAGTTTGCTGCAATATACCGCCAACCGCTGGTGTTCCTGATATTGTTGAGAACTTAATTGATTTTAAGGCAGAAAATGTACTTCCTGTGTAAATGGAAGTTGTTCCAAAAGATGTTGGATTTTTGACTAATGAAACTTGTGCAAATTGTGCATCAATTGGAAAATCTTTTGTAGCATCATCAAATCTTGCATAAACAAGAACACGATCTGCTCCCAATTCTTTATATAAATCAAATCCATGACCTTTTGATGGAGGAATAATTGGAATTAATTTTGCAGGTGTGCTACCAGAAACTGCTCCACTATTAATTGTACCTAAATCAACAACACCGTAAGTATAACCTTTACCACCATTTGAAACTGTACATTTTGTTATTTTAGTTCCAGAAACTTCAACCACTACCTTTCCACCAGTTCCGTCACCTAAAATATTAAATTCTCCACCAGTTGTAGTATAGTTATTTCCTTGATCAGCAATATAAACTGTTTTAATCTGATTATTATTAATATCAGAATCACCATTTTCACGAACTGCCTGAATCTGTGCGTCAGTGCTTGTGTTCCAATTATTAGGTAATGCTATAAAATCAGTAGAATCAAATTTGATTATATCACTCGGATTAACTGTAAATAAGTATTTCCAAACGTATCCATCTTGACTTTCTCCTGCTTTTGATGGTTCTAAGTCAGTGAAAGTTGGTTCGTCTTCAGATGCGTTTCCTGTGGTACTAATTCCTGATGATCCATTCTCAATACAAATATAAACATTGAAGTTGCTATTCATTACATAGTAATTCGCAGCGTATAAACGTGTTGCTCCTGTATTTGGAGCACTATTTGTAGTGCTGTAATCTTGACGGTACATATCATACTTAACACCTTTAGTCCAATCAATTCGACGAACTAATCTTCTTACGTTTGCTTCTGTAACTCTCTTACCAAATTGAGTTGTATCACCAATATGTCCAATATCTGAAAAACTATCAACTGGATTAGGTGTCGCAGTATCCCAATTAGTTGCTCTTCCAAAACCAACAGAGGCCGGAGCAGGATTAGGTAAACCTAGTGAGATAAAGTAAGAATTAGTAGACGAAGAAACCCCTGCGACAAAATTACTTGCATTTAATATTCTAAACTGATCTGTAACAATTGCTGGCATTATTATATTGTTTTTTCTATATTTATACAGGAAATCGTCATGGTGTGTGAGACCTCTTAATTCCACCACCATCACGGATACCAAAACCCCTTCTCTGAATGGTTGGGAATGTTGAAATACCCAATCCTTCACCGGCAATAACTGTATTTCCAGTGACTCCAATAGCAACTGGATTGTTTCTTACAAAATTGCCAGATGCTGGTGTTAGAACTCCAAAGGAGAACTTACCTTTTTCTATCTCCTTCACAACAATTTGACCATACATTGCGTTTGGATGTGATGCACACTGATAGAAGAATGAAGTGCTACCTGTTCCAATTTGTGCAGTATTGAATACAAGAGTAGATCCATTTGCTCCTGAACCTGTAACACCTGTAGTGTAGTTTGATCCACCTAATGTTCGTTTAATTGTAAATGTGTGTCCACCAGTGCTATTTGATATACTCAAAATATCACCCTTTTCAACATAAATTGTAGGATTATGAACACTTGATAAAGTTGGTTGTGTACTAAATTCACCTCTATGCTTTCCACTACCAATATATGAGGTATTTCCAGATCCAACACTACCAAATGTTACAGTGAATGGTAAATTAGTTTTTGCAAGATCGATACCGTTAGTATTAATACCTGAGTGTACGTTAACTTCAATCTCTGCAGCATTTGAATGTCTGGTAATATTTTTAATCATATAAACATTATCTACAAATGTTCTACCTATCGCAACAACATTACCATCAATACCACTTTCATTCAAACTTGTAACTCCATGACCAACTGAAGTATCAGAGATATAAATTGGCATAGTTGCTTTTAGATTTGTGAAAGCACCAGTTCTTGATAGACCAAACTTAAGTCCCATAGTTGATCCAATCATAACTGTAGATATACCAGTCACAATTCCTGAGAATCCTGCAAAGTCTGCACTTGAAGTATCAATAGACTCAATTAATTCAGTTACTGGTTTCTGAGCGAAAGCAATAACTTTTGGAGTGACTGAAGTTGAATATCCAATACCACCACTATTAATAGTAACTGATGTGATTGTTCCATTTGTAATATTTGCGGTTGCTACAGCAGTTGATCCAATACCAGTTGCAATTGGTGATACCTTCATTGGAACTGGTGGTTGTGAAATATGAACAGAGGTTGAGTTACCAACATATCCACTTCCTCCATCTGCAACTGCTATTGCTGAAATAGTTCCTGCAGTTGATACGGTTGCTGTAAATGATGCTGATACTGGATTATTGTCATTTATAATTAAGGCCTTAAAGTTTATGTCATTAACTGCAGAATCTTCATTTGCTTCATATTGGAAGAAGTTTGCATCATCAACATATATTTTACTTGTTGATCCTGCACCAATATCACCAATAATTCTTGCTGTTGGATATATTAATGGTTCAATTGAATCTCTTGATTTTGAAACAACAACACCATTTACAACCTTATCTTCCTTCTGTTTGATCCATGTAAGTGGTTTATTTGTAGCAGAGTCATTTATTCCAACACCAGTGTAAATTTCAGTTTCAAGAGTATCAGTAGTTGTAATACCAGAAACTGTTCTGTTTCTTTGTGCCAGATCAATTAATCTTCTTGTATTTTGATTTGTAAGAATACTTGTATCATCATTTGCCTGTAATTTAACAACATCACCATCTTTAATTGTTTCAACAACATTAACTTCTGCTACGTCTTCTGATGCAGTTCCTTTATAGAAGAATACCGAAATGTCATCATTTGCTTCAGGTGCTGTAGTAAACTCAAATGTAGTACCACCTTCAAATGAATATGCTACTCCGGGATCTTGTAATACGTTGTTAACATATATTATTAACAATGCATTCATATCAATCTGCTGCGAGTCAACAGTTTGTCCCACATCAAAACTTAATAATTCACCATTCACTCTCAATGGGAACCTTGTTTTTACACCATCTTGTAAATTTCCAATCGGATCAATGTAATCAAATTCACCAAAATCCCATGATGTGAATTTATCATTATAAATCTCAGTTACTTCTAAAATATAATCTTCAAGATCTGCTCCTCTTGCAGTTACCAAACCAACTGGTTTTACTTTGTCACCACGTTTGAATGCATATCCATCTCTTGCAATATCAAATGATGTAATTTCAAATAATGTTGATCCAATACCTACAGTTGAACTTGCACCAACATTTAAGGTAACTAAAAGATTAGATCCCGTTACAGTCGATGCTACACCATTCCGTGATACACCAATAACTTCCATATTTGCATAATCTGGTTGTGGGAATTGGAATCTTGGATTTACATAATTTGTACCACCTGCACCTATATTAATATCTAATGTTCCACCTACACCAATGTTTCCAGTTGCTGAAGCACCAGTTCCTGCTCCTCCACCAAATCCGATAAAGGCAGTTATAGTATTTGTTGTTACTGCAGTAATTATAGTTGCTATTCCAGCGATTGGATCAGGTAATCCTGTAGTTTTAGAAAGTGAACGAGGATACGCATGATTTGATGCAAAATCATCTCTTGAACATGTGAATACAAGACTTCCAGTATCAATACCAACAAAGTTACCAGCACTCAATCCATGATTTGCGATTGTTAGTGTTAATAATCCTGTATGTGAAATATATGTTGCATCTGTTGCAGTTTTTTGTGTTGCAGTAAATATATTACTACCTGACGCATTTGTTCTAATTGATCCAACACCAGCACTTACAAATCGATGTTCGTATGCCAAATCAGTAATACCAATAGCAACTGTTCCTCCAACTGGTCGATATCCAGATCCAAATGATAATGTTCCGGGTGGTCTTGATGGAGAAACTGATTGATTATATACCGTTGATCCAATACCTACAGATGTAATAACACCAAATTGATTTAATATTCCAGTAACAGCAGCACCAACTAACGGAGCAACTCCTAATCCACCAGTTGAACCTAATGAAACTATTTTACCACCTCTTGGAAGTCTGTTTTGGTTTATATCTGTTTCACTAATAATTTGATTATTTGTACTGAATGATGTTATACCTGTAAATTTAATATCTTGTGCTGTAGTTCCAACTCCAACAAATACATAATTATTACTTAAATTATTTGCAGTTGTTGGTTTTTGGAATATTCCATTTATCAAAACAAGTGAACTTCCAGTTGAAATACCTGTTGTATTTGCTCCACCAACCTTCATTCTAAATGTAGCACCAACACCAGTAAATTCTGTTGAAATATCATCAAAAATTCGATTACTAGTGTAAGTCTTTCTTAAGTATGTTCTACCTTGGAAAACAGATCGTGGTGTTTTAAGATTTGATAAATTTCTCGCAATATTATTTGTTCCTCTTGGTGCTTCTGTAAAGAATACATCAGAACCAATTATATTGAATGATCCTGAGAATATTCTTCCAGAGGTTGAATTATTATGAGATGCAGCATTTGTTCCTAACGATGCTCTATCAACACCCATAATATTAAATGTTCCGATTCCAGATACAGGCCCTGTTGAAGTTGTTGCAATACCAACAGAGGTAACAAGCATAAATTCATTGCCAAATTTGACATGATCTCCAAGATTTATATCTGCAGTTGTATTAACACAAAGATCAGTTGTTGTAGTTGATATTCCACTTCCTGCATTGTTAACTAAAGTCGTTGTAACAGGTGTAAATGACATCGGTGATTGAATGATACCATCAATAACAATAACACTCTTCTCAGTGCGTTTTGCCATTGTTAATCGATGTGAATTACCAGCACCGACTGCTGTAAATGTTACTGCAGATCCACCACTTGATGTTGCTAACTTAAATGTACTATTACTTTCTTTTTTAACAAATACTGTAGTAGGTAAATTAGATCCACCAGTCATTTGTAATGCTGTTGCACCAACTCCAGCAAATGTTGATAATGGTGTATAAATTAACTCTTCATTTTCTGAGAAGAAGTGATTAGGTATTGTAAACAAACCAGTTGATCTGTTAAGTTTAGAAGTATCTTCTGGATCAAATCCTTTTTCATAAATTGGAACTGTATTATGTTTTAAAGT